CTCCAATAACATTAAAATAACGTAAAATACCATAAGATGTTGACGTGAACCCAGTCAATGGCCACCCCGAATTTGGGGGAACCGTTGCATAAGGACCACGTGCAAAAACATTAAGTTGTGTAATACCAGATGTTGCTGGCACAATATCAGCCAATACCGCTACTGGGTTTGGCGTTAAAGAATTTATATTGTAACTAACTAATAATTTTCCTGTAAATGATGAAGGGATTGTTATTGTATTTGTTCCTGAACCCTTTTCATCCAATACTGTTCCGAGATCAGATGACCCCGATTTAATCGGAGGTTGTGCTCCAAAACCCCAGGGAGAATTCAAACCACTAGGATCTGAATTCAAACCAAGATAATAATGGTCACCGATGTCAGAACCCTCACCCAAGCGAGGTTTTAACAACGTGATATCGTAGGACACCCAAAGCTCACCAATATTTGTACTGGCTCCTTGCATGCCCACAGTTGCAATGTAAAAATCACCAAAATCATATAATCTAGCATCACCACTTGACACAGTTGAATTTCTTGTACTTAAAGTATAAACAGGCGACTCCCCTCTAGCACACTCAACCGGGTGCATTCTTGAAATAGAAGGTTTGCCAGAACAAGTAAATTCATATTGTTCCATTGATTGTTTATTTGCAAATGGTGGTTTTAAAACATTATATTGTGTTGTCATCACAACCGTTCCAGATGCCGTATTTGTGCTTGCCAAAGCATCATAACTATTACTTTTAAATTCGTAAATTATACCATTTAAAGAATATTCATCAAATTGTTCAGCTATTGCTGATAACCAGGGGAATGATGAACTTAACGCGGGTTGTATATTAACTCGTTGTATACTAAAATCACCTGGAACAGCAGAAGTAATTACATCATTCAAAAATTCTCTATGTGTTATTCTAAATCCTCTACCAGATTTTGTAAAACTTGGAAGGGCATCACTTGCAGCAGCATTCATTAATGAATTTGAACTGACTTTATAATCACCAAATCCTGTAATCTTTTTAAATAATCCACCGGCAGCCCCACCTAACTTATTTCCAATTCCACTACCAACTGGTCCTCCCAAATAAGCACCTATTGCACTACCTATTGAAGACCCAATTGATTTTGCTATACCTGATTCTTTACTACCTGAGCTTTGAACCACTTTTGGTTGCTGTTGTTGTTTAAGCTTAGGAATCAATTTCTTAACACGTTTAGCTCTCTTTTGCTTCATGTTCTTCTTCATTAATTTCAAATAAAGGTTATGTTTTCCCATTTGGCACATTTCAAAACACACACTACCTAAATTAGGCTTTACGTAATAAATACTAAAATTCTTCTGTGAATCGTTCATGTACATATCAAGTACAAAATGGGACATTGGTTGATAATCCATATTATTAAAATATTGCTCAATTGATAGTTGTGCATCAATTGAAATCTTAAATAATTTTTGCATTAATATCCTAGACTCCAATTCTATTTTAAAAACTAATGTTTGATTTATATTATAACTTGAAATCCGTTTTTGGACATAGTTATTTTCAGATGCATCTATCAACATTTTACTGGTCTCAGTTAATTTTAACAATCTATGTGCCAAGACTGTTAAAACCGGACAATTTTTATACTGAAACCACAAAGAATAAGCTTTTGCACGCAGCAAACTTTTCCTTTTTGCTTCTGTGGCATTAATGTATTGTTTACTAGCCCATCCAACATTTAATATTTGTTTTATTGGTTCGGTAATCACATCATAAGTTGATCTATTAAATATTTGGCCACAAAAGGATACCTCATTAATCTCCTGATAATAACCGACTTTTGCCGTAAACCCTAATTGGGCAAAGTCGTTTTCTGTCAGACATCTACCTTTGTATACTGCTATACAGTCATCTCCTTCGATGCAGCAATCCCAATTTTCCATTTTATTTATATGCATTAAAAATAAAAATATCATTAAATTCGCAAATGAATTTCCCAAGCTAGTGTTCATCTCCCCTGACATCCTACTAGCAGGGATTTCAACAATTAAGTTTTTAAATTTACATGTATTTTTACCAGCTATTACCTTTCTACATTTCTTCATAAATTCAGAGCCCTCAGGCAATTGAGATACCATGTATGAATAAAGCTGAAATTCACATATTTCCATAAAATTTTTAGTAAAATGAGATTCAAAGGCAGTATAATCAGAACCAAGAATGCGAGGCTCTTTAGCACTGGCATTACGAGTTTCACCTCGATAGTGACCAAATCGTTGGTCCAAAAATCTGGCTCTATTATCACTGGCGACGTGTTTGATGAACCAATGTTTTGCATATAACTGAGTTTCAATAAGCTTAAATATTGGTCCGACTTGGACTTTAAAGGCGTCGCATCGTGCGTAGATGTTTCTAACATGTTTGTATTTATCATAGCCTTCGTCTTTGACGAAGCACTTAAGTTCGGTGTTTCTTTTAGATAAGAGATCGGCATTAGTGAGGAATAGATAATCGGCGAGTTCGGACAACTCTTTTCTTCGTTTTTCGTTATAGTTTGTATTCTTAAGCCATGTTTTGACGGATCTATCTTCGGTTGGTTTGATTGGTTCCAAATTCCGGTTGATCCAAATACGTACAAATTTCTTAAACTTTCCCAATATTGAATTATTTGGGATTGGAACCGTACGAGCCACCCTCTTAACAACACCTGCAGCAACGGTAAGCGGATCGCTCTGATCACCATGCGGCATAGCGCCATTAAGTACATGTACACCAAGCGAAGCCCTGATTGGAGCCCGCAGGTGGTTCGTATCAACATTGATTTTAGTAAATACAGTCCCATTTTTAATTTGCCCAGGTGGTTCCAAGTCTGGGATTTCTGTAATTCTATATCCGTACATAACGGGGAATTTAGACTTGTCTGGGCCATATGAAAAAGCTGTCCTTTATAACGCAATTTTAAATATTGACAATATTTATAAGCAATTATTAGTGTATCGTTTATTATTGGGGCAGAATCAAACATATTTAAATTCACACTACTATATGTTCTACCCATAACTTGAATTCGTTCCATCAACATTGCATCAGATTGCATTAAATTTATGTTTGGAGAGGTCACAATTAAGGAAAATAATGGATATGAAATTGTCATCTTTAATTTAACTATTTGTGTTGTTCTTTTAAAAATATACAACATACGTTGTTCAATTTTTGATTCAAGGTTTAATACAATGAGACCTGGATTTCCATGCCTAATATCTGTTCGACTAGCATGGTCTGGGCGTAAGTCTATTGGAGCAATTATGTCATCCATTTCCACTAACGAAACTGGTGTACAAGTTTCTGTGAGAATTGTTTGTTTATCCTCAATGACATATTTAAAATTTAATGTTTTTATCGCCATTTGATCCAGCTCATTTGAAGTTAATACTTCTGCTAACTTCTTAGATTTTATTATTTCAGCAAAATCATCTTCATCCATTAATTTTTGTTTTAAAGCATCTTTTTCTCCTTCTAATCTTTCCAATTCACCGGTTAGAGCATTTACTATCAACCCACCAAATTTTGCAGATCTAGATTTATCATGACTTTTGTATGTTTTGCCAAAAGCTGCACGTTTCTTTTTCTTATCATTTTTATGATACTTGACTTTATCAAACTTTTTATTATCAGGAGATTTTACCCCCTGGGGAATATAATCATATGCCTTAAAGGGGTGCTGGTTCTTCGGCTTTCTGCCTTCACCTTCGACTTCACTTAAAATAAGTTCTTCGTCTTCTTCCAT